CTCGGACGCTGACGCAGCGACGATCACCTCCTACGCCGACCTCGAGCTCCGCATCTGGGGCGGCTCGATTACCGCTTCCAGGGTGTTCGAGGTTGCGGAGGCTTCACTCTCGATACCCGCGGGGACGGCTTCTAACAACGGGGCGGCTACTCAGGCGCTCACCTTCGGATCGACGACCTCGGGCAAGGTCGCCGCTAAGGGCACGACCACCCAAGCTCTCACTCTCGGGCTGACGACGGCGCAGAAGGTCACTCGAAAGGGCGCCGCTACTCAGGCTCTTGCGGCGACGTTCACGACTGCTCAGAAGGTCACTCAGAAGGGTGCTGCGACCCAGGCTCTCACCGCTACCTTCACGACGGCAGGCAAGAGGATCGGGCGCGGCGCCAGCGTCATTGCACTCACCACGACGATCACGACGGCCGCTAAGGCAGCACTGAAGGGCGCCGCGACTCAGGCGCTTGCTGCAACGCTCACGACACAGGGAACGCGGCGACGGTTCGGTGCCGCAACCCAAGCCCTCACTCTCGGGAGCACGACTCTCGGGAAGGTGACTGCGAAGGCGGCAACGACCCAGGCTCTCGTCGCAACGTTCACGACCGTCGGCAGGCTCAGAGCCAAGGGCGCTTCTGTCATAGCGCTGTCTCTCGATCGCGTTACCAATGGCGTTCGCATCACGCCGGGTGGCAACTCGGTCATCGACCTGACCGTTACTCGGACTACGAGTGGCAAGGTTGCGGCCAAGGGAGCCGCGACCCAGGCACTTACGTTCGGGAGCACGACCTCGGGACGGATCACGCGCAAGGGTGCGGCTACGCAGGCACTCACTGCCGGGCTCACGACGCAAGGACGGCGCGCTTTCCGCGCTTCGACCACCCAGGCTCTTACCGTTGGGCTGACGACCGCTGGCAAGGCCGCGCTCAAGGGTTCCGCTACCCAGGCGGTCACTCTCGGGCTCACGACTCAGGGGAAGCGCATCGGGCGTGGTGCGTCTGTCGTAGCACTCACGGCCAGCTTTACGACCGCTTCCAAAGCCACGCTCAAGGGCGCCGCGACGCAGGCGCTCACCGCAGGCTTTACGACTCAGGGCAGGCGGATCGCGCTTGCAGCGGCGACTCAGGCGCTCACACTTGCGCTCACGACCGCCTCGAAGGTTGCCAGCAAGGGCGCTGCTACCCAGGCACTCACCGCGACTTTCACGACAGTCGGGAAACTTGCCGCCAAGGCTGCGTCTACCCAAGCGCTCATAGCGACCTTCACTACCGCGGGTCGTAAGGCCGGCGACGGAGGAGTGAGCGTCACCACGCTGGCACTCGGGCTTACGACCTCGGGGAAGGTGAGCGCTAAGGGTGCCGCTACCCAAGCGCTGACTGCGACGTTCACGACACAGGGCAGAGGCGTTCGCTTCGGGCAGGTCATCCTCCCGCTCACCCTGTCACGCACGACGCAGGGGAGACTCGGAGCAAGAGGGCAGATCATCCTGCCGCTGACGCTCGGCGAGATGACCCAGGGCAGGCGTGCAGCACGCGGCGCGGTCATCCTGCCACTCTCGGCGCTGTTTGTCACCGCCGGCAATCGGTCTACGCAGCAAGTGTTCGGCTCGGTCGTTCTACCGCTGACCCTGACGCAGACCTCGAGCGGGCTCTATCTCAAACGTGGCCGCGTCGTTCTACCGCTCACTAACGCCTACACGAGCGTGGGGCGTCTAACCGCCCACGGCACAGTCGTCCTGCCCCTTAGCGTCCTTCTCACGACGCTAGGGAAACTTGAGACGTATGGGCAGGCAGAGGCGCTCGCGCTCGCACTTAGCATCACGACGAGCGGCACACGCCAGGGCGGGACGCTCACTCTTCTGGAGGCCATCCAGACGGGCTTCATCTACAAGCCCGACACCGGACGCATCGAGTCTGTCCCTGAGAGAGGGGTGATTGCTAGGTGAGCCAAGTCATCACATTCGAGGACTATCGCCCAACTCCGCGCTATGACTCCCTGCCCTGGACTGCAGTGAGAGTCGAGGAGGGCGCCGCCTCAGTGGGGCCGTGGTCGCTGATTGACACGGTGCAGTTCGGAACGGCAACCTACGACGCCGATCCAGCCAACCCCGCTTATCGCGACATCACGACGGAGGTTGCCTCGGATACGGCTGCTCTCTGGTATCGGCTGATATTCATTGACGCCACGGGTGATGTCGGGCTGCCGACCTTTCCGGTGCAGAACGTCACCGGGGGACGCCCCATCTACGCGACGGTAGACGAGCTCGCGAACCTCCTACGAGTGAAAGTAAGCGATCGCCACGACGCACTTCGGCGCGTGCTCGAGACAGCGGCGGCTGAGATCGACGCTGAACTCGGCCTCGCCGAGCCCTACGGCGCTCCACCCTCACTCGTCGTCGAAGTCTCCCTCGAGCGAGCAGTCGAGCACTGGCGGCAGATGCAGTCACCCTTCGGGATCATCGGGCTCATGGGCGACCAGGCGACGGCGTACAGCGCCCGTGACTCCTGGGACAGGCACGCGCACAAACTCTCCCCGTTGAAGACGGCATGGGGACTCGCCTAACTTGTCCACCCTCGTCGAGATAATGACTGCGCTCTCGGATCAGATCCGCGCCGAGCTCTGCGGCACCGCCGACCCGCTCATCGAGCAGCTCCAGACCTACCCGCTGCTCACCTTCAACCCGACACCGCCCTCGGTCGACGTCTACCCGGCCGATCCCTTTCAGGAGGGGCTGGCGTTCGGCAAGGGCAACAACACGGTCTTCCTCACCGTACGCGCCCGCGTCGCGCCGGCCGACCAAGGGGCAGGGCAGACGCTTCTGCTCTCGATGATGGATCCGACCTCGACGACCTCACTGGCGCAGGCTGTCCTGAGCAATCGCACTCTCGGCAACAAAGTCGAACGTGTGGACATCGACGGCCCGACCAACTACGGAATCTTCATTGACCCCGGCGCGCAGGGAGAGGCGCTGCTCGGCTGCACCTGGCGCGTGCGCGTGATGCCATGAGGATCCTCTGGCTGAGCAACTCGATCTGGGCGGGCAGCGGGTACGGCGAGCAGTCCCGCATGTTCGTTCCGCGCCTACAGGCGCTCGGGCACGAACTCGCGGTCGCCGCCAACTTCGGCTTGCAGGCTACGACGCTCGAGCACGACGGGTTCACGATCTACCCTGCGAGCTCGAACTGGGGCAACCCGACCATCTCGACTTACGCCAAGCATCACCGCGCGGATCTTGTGATTGCGCTGTGCGACGCCTGGGTGATGAAGCCCGACGAATGGGCAGACGATCTACGCATGGCGATCTGGACGCCCATCGACCACTACCCGATCCCGCCGGCGGTGCTCGCAGTGCTGCAGCACGAGAAGGTGCGGCCTATTGCCATGAGCCGCTTCGGCGAGACGTGGATGCACAAGTTCGGGCTCGCCCCGCTGTACGTCCCGCACGGCGTGGACACGGGCGTCTTTCGCCCACGACCCGACCTGCGTGAGTCGGCACGCGACGCGCTCTCGATCCCGCACGACGCTTTCCTCGTCGGCATGGTGGCAGCGAACAAGGGCAATCCCTCCTTCCCGCGCAAGGGCTTTCCCCAAGCCTTCGATGCCTTTGCGAGCTTTGCGAAGAAGCACAAGGACGCTTACCTGTACGTCCACACGCAGGCGCAGCCGGGAGGCATCGACGGCATCGACCTCATCACACTCAGCAGGGCGGTCGGGTGCCCTGAGACCCGAGTGGCCTTCCCGCCGGATCACGCCTGGCATCTCGGGATCATGGATCAGAAGTTCGTCGCCAATCTCTATGCCGCCTTCGACGTGCTGCTCAACCCGTCGATGGGTGAGGGCTTTGGCATCCCCATCCTCGAGGCGCAGGCGTGCGGCGTGCCGGTGATCGCATCCGACCACTCGGCGATGAGCGAGCTGACGCAGGCGGGATGGCTCGTTAAGGGCGATCGCTGGTGGGATGCGCTCCAGTCCTCGTTCGCGATCTGCCCGAGCATCGCCTCGATCGAAAACGCGCTCGAGGCGGCATACGACTCGCGCGGCGATCAGAAACTCAGAGACGCGGCAGCGGAATTCGCACGCGGCTATGTCGCTGACCTCGTGACCGAGCGCTACTGGGCGCCGGCGCTCGAGGCACTGGACAGGCCGCGAGAGGTCGCACCGCTGAACGGTAAGACACGCCAGGTACGAAGGGCCGAGGCGAGGAAGATGGCGAAGGCGTGAACGTCGCGGTACTGAGTGTGTGTCGCGACCGGCTCGCCTATACACAGCACTGCTTCGAGCAGTTGGCGAAGTTCGCCGGCTGCGAGTACGACCATCTCGTCTTCGACAACGGCTCCGAGGACGGCACCGCTGAGTGGCTCAGTGAGCAGCCATACAAGGCGGTCTGCCTCTCGGACGAGAACCTCGGATTGAGCCAGGGCTTCAACCGGCTGCTCGATGCGCTGGACGGCGAGTACGACGTGATCGTGAAGATGGACAACGACTGCGCGCTTACTCAGCCGAACACGCTGCGCGACGTGTGCTCGCTCACGATAGAGGGCGCCTGGCTGCTCTCGCCGGTG